CATCCTGGTGCGAACACCACAACATTCCGTATCAAGGCGTACCGGTCGGGACGATCAAGCGGCACGCCACCGGTAAAGGCAATGCCAGCAAAACAGAGGTCATCGATGCCATGCGTTCTCTCGGTCATCAGGTCACCGATGACAACGAGGCAGATGCGCTGGCATTGCTGCACTGGGCTTTAGATACGCAGGAGGGGTGAGATGAACGGATCAACATTGACATGGACAAACGATGACGTCACCGACTGGCTCATCGAGGCAGCCCATACTGCCCACCGACTGCCACCAGTTCGCGTTCAGGGTTACTTCAACGTCTGGCCTGCGTTTGTACGAACAGACTATGAGCGCATGGCCAGCGATGACTCACCGGCCTATCGCTTCCCACCCTCGCCCGCTGAAATAGAACGGATGCTAATCGTTATGCAGTGGATGCAGTGTCTGGCAGTCGAGCAGCGCAAACTGGTCTGGATGCGGGCTGAACGCTGGCGCTGGCACGAGATCGGCAAGCGCTTCGGCGTGGCTCCCCGGACTGCACAACGCCGTTGGGAAACTGCAATTGGTCTAGTCACAGCCCATCTCTCGCACAGAGATCGATAGACGTCTCTAACTGTTGATCATGAATACCAAACGGTGAAAACAGATGCGGATAAAACGCTGATTTCAAGATGTCGCGTTTTGCTGAAATTCGCGATACATTTTAGCTACCGTCGCAAGAGATACGCCTGCGACCCCATCTCTACACTGACCCGCCCGGTGGCAACGCCCGGCGGGTTTTTCATTTCCGCTTACATGAATCCCATTCACATCGAATACCGTCCGATCGATTCACTGATTCCCTACGCGCGCAATGCCAAGCAGCATCCTGATGCGCAAGTGGCACAGATTGCGGCAAGCATTCGCGAATTCGGCTGGAGCGCACCGATCCTGGTGGATGGACAAAACAATGTCATCGCCGGCCATGGGCGCCTTCTAGCCGCGCGCAAACTCAATATGACAGAAGTGCCTGTGGTGCCGCTTGAGCATCTGTCTGAGACTCAGCGTCGCGCCTTGATCCTGGCCGACAACAAGATCGGTGAAAACGCCTCCTGGGAAAACGAATTACTCGGCATCGAATTAGCTGAGCTAAAAGATGCTGGCTTTGATCTTGAATTAACAGGCTTCTCCCAAGAAGAATGGGATACGTTAATTGCCGGCGGCGAGAATACGAACGATGGCCTGACCGATGAGGATGCCGTCCCTGAAGTCACTGAAACACCGATCTCTCAGCCAGGCGACATCTGGATCCTTGGCGAGCACAAGGTGATCTGTGGAGACGCCACCAAAGTCGAGCACTACCAGGCGCTGCTGGGTGAAGAACTGGTCGACATGACTTTCACCGATCCGCCTTACAACGTGAACTATGCCAACACGGCCAAAGACAAGATGCGAGGCAAGAGCCGGCCTATCCTGAACGACAACCTGGGTGATGGCTTTGGCGGCTTTCTGATGGAAGCCTGCCACAACATCCTGACTTACACCAAGGGGGCCGTCTACATTGCGATGAGTTCGTCCGAGCTCGATACACTGCAAGCAGCTTTCAGAGCAGCAGGCGGTCGCTGGTCCACCTTCATCATCTGGGCGAAGAATACCTTCACCCTTGGACGGTCCGACTATCAACGGCAGTACGAACCGATCCTCTACGGCTGGCGCGAAGGCATCGATCACTTCTGGTGTGGCGCTCGCGACCAAGGCGATGTCTGGCACGTTAAAAAACCTGCCAAGAACGACCTGCATCCGACGATGAAGCCTGTCGAATTAGTTGAGCGGGCAATCCGCAATAGCAGCAAGACGAAAGATCTGGTGCTGGACCCCTTCGGTGGCTCTGGCTCGACCCTGATCGCCTGTGAAAAATCGGGACGCCGCGCCCGCTTGATTGAACTCGATCCGAAGTACGTGGACGTGATCGTCAAACGGTGGGAAGAATTTACCGGCCAAAAAGCCACTATGGTCATTCAACCGGTAGAGAACAAAGCGTGAGCCAGTAATCAATCCTGAGCAATTCGATAGACCCGGCCCAGGTCTGCTTCTTTGATTGAGATGATCTCTAAGCCGAGCTTCTTTTTGAAGGCGCCAGCAAAGGTGCCGCGCACCGTGTGGGGCTTCCATCCGGTAGCTTCACAGATCTGCTGGATCGTCGCACCCTCAGAACGCTTCAACATGGCGATTACCTGAGCCTGCTTGGTGTTGTCTCGGGTGCGGGGCTGCTGCACTGACGCTGATTCGATGATCTCGTTGAGCACTTCGGCAGTGACGGACGCTTTACGCGGTACGCCTAACGCATCGTAGCCCTCGGCAGCGATGAACCAGACGTCAGCGATTTGCGTAATCAATGTTCGGTTAATTAAACCATCCAGCACCTTCTGGCGTGCACCGCCCTTGATGTGCTCGGGTAACCACACAATCTTGCCTTCAGTCTGCTGGTGGGCATGGGTCAGGATGGCATGTTGGGTGTCGGTCAGTTCATTGCGCATGATGTCGCTCCTATGGATGCAGTTGATCGGGTTCGTATGAACGCTTCAACTGCCAGAGAAGCCAAGTGAATTCTCGCGGACTGTTGGTTGATTCCGCTTCTTTTTTGAATAGTGTCGAGGATGCCCCAACGTGCCCCTACCCCTTGCCGATACCCGGGCTGCGGAGCCGTTCTCGACATCCCCGGCTTTTGTCCGAAGCATCGTGTCGCAGTGCACCGTGACTATGGGCGGGCACGCCGAAGCTTTGATACGGAAGTGGGTTTTTATCAGTCCAACGAGTGGCGCCGGGTACGTGCGGCGATATTGCGCGCTGCCCCGTTGTGTGCGGCCTGTGGGGCCCGTGGGCACCTTGTGGCGGCCACGGTGGTGGACCATATCCAGCCAGTTAAGTCGGGTGGCGCTCGGTTTGATCGGGCGAACCTCCAGCCGCTGTGCATCCCTTGCCACAACCGCAAAACGGCAAAGGAAACAGCTGCACATCGCAAGACCCCCTAGGGGGGTCAAATCTCTACGATGGGCAAGCCAAGATGCGCGCGCCTGCCAAGATTTTTGCGCGTGCAAAATGAAAAACTTTTTTTGGATAACTGATGGCCGGTCGTAAACCCCTACCCGTTGCCGTCAAAAAAATTAAGGGCACGCTGCAAAAGTGCCGCACTAATCCAAACGAACCTCGTCCGCAGGGGCTGTTGGGCGAGCCACCAGAGTACATGTCGGAGATTGCCAAAGAAGCCTGGACCTACGCGATTAATAATGCGCCGCCTGGTTTATTTTCGTCACTAGATGCAGCGGTGCTGGAACGCTGGGCGAATTGTGCGGGCCTCTACCGTGAAGCGCTGGCGAAGATCAATCGCTCAGGTGTCGCCGGAATGATCATCAAAACACCTAGCGGTATATTACGTCGTTCGCCGTTGATGGATGTCATCCGGGATCTGGCGCAGGAGATGAAGGGCTACGAGTCAGAGATGGGATTTACTCCCGCGTCCCGCTCACGTGTGCAAGTGTCGCCGGAGCAGGCATCGCAGGACGACCCCTGGGCTGAAATAGCAGGTTGATCGCAGGAAGATCCGTCAGTGTGCTGTAGCCTCATCCAGCAAAGAACAACGAGGGAACGCGTCGAGCCGCTTACCTAATTCCCGACGCGCGACATGCGTGTCGTGGTGAGACTGTACGGCTAACCACCATCCGTCACTCAGCCCGAAATACCGGCAAAGCAGCAGGTCGGTTTCAGCTGTCACGGCCCTTTTTCCAGAGACGATGTCGTAGACCCGAGTCGCAGGGACATCAATGTCCTTCGCCAGTCGATAAGAACTCAGACCCAAAGGTTTGAGAAATTCTTCCTGCAACATTTCGCCGGGAGAAACCGGTGCAATTTTGGTCATGATCAAACTCCTTTAGTGGTAATCGATGATTTCCACATCGTGGGCACCATCGTCAGCCCACACGAAACAAACCCGCCACTGATCGTTAATGCGGATGCTGTACTGCCCTGCCCGGTCTCCCCGTAAAAGCTCTAGACGGTTGCCGGGAGGAACCCGAAGGTCTTCTAGGCGCGACGACACCGCGAGTTGAGTGAGTTTACGAAGTGCTGCCCGTTCAATATTGACCCAACGAACAACGCGCTCGCCGCGGTAGAGGGACTCGGTGTCGGCGCATTGGAAGGATTGTATCGGCATGCCTGATATTACCGAATGGCGTTAATAACGTCAAACAGGAATAGTCTAAAAATTTCCACAATGGCAAACTCTTCCTATATCGCCATAGCAAAACAATACGCGCAATCTGTGGTCTCCGGTGCAATCCCGGCCTGCCGCTGGGTCCAACTGGCTTGTCAGCGCCAGCTGAACGACCTGGCTCGCTTCAAAGGGAAAGACAGTCCGTATCGCTTCAACCCGAAGCTGAGCGACCGGAATGGTCGGGGATTTCACCCCGCAGATAACCTGTGCGCGTTCATTGAGCGTTTACCGCACGTGAAGGGGCCGCTGGCGGGTGAGCCGATTAGTCTGGAGCCGTGGCAAGTATTCATCCTGACGACGGTGTTTGGATGGGTGACACCTGATGACAAACGACGTTTTCGGCGCTCGTACATCGAGGTCCCGCGCGGCAACGCCAAATCGACCTTGTCCTCAGCGGTGGCGCTCTACATGCTGGCCGCTGATCACGAAGGCGGTGCCGAGGTGTACTCGCTGGCGACCACCCGCGACCAGGCACGGATCGTCTTTGGCGATGCTCAAACGATGGCTCGGCGCAGTCCGGGATTTCGTACGCGGTTCTCCGTGAACGTCGGCGCGCACAACATGCACGTGCTGGCGTCAGGCTCAAAATTTGAAGCTCTCTCTGCTGAAGGTTCGACACTTGATGGTCTGAACATTCACTTTGGTTGTGTTGACGAGTTGCACGCTCATAAAACACGCACTGTCTACGACGTAGTCGAAACCGGTACCGGCAAACGCGATAACTCGCTCTTGTGGGTAATCACCACCGCTGGTAGCAACCGGGCAGGCATCTGTTACGAGGTGCGTACCTTCGTCTCCAAACTGCTCGATGGCGTGTTCGAGGATGACACGCAGTTCGGCATAATTTATGGCCTCGATGATGGCGACGACTGGACCAGTGAAAATGCACTAATCAAGGCCAATCCCAACTGGGGCATCTCTGTCAGACCTGAGATATTGGGACCGCTGCAGGCTAAGGCCATGCAACTGCCCAGCGCAGTCAACAACTTCAAGACCAAGCACTTGAATGAGTGGGTCAATGCCGATACGGCATGGATGGATATGCGGGCATGGGACGCGTGCGCTGACACCAGCTTGGACATTGATAACTTTATTGGTCAGCCCTGCTGGATCGGATTGGATCTTGCCAGCAAAACGGACATCGCTGCACTGATTCTGATCTTTGCACATCCCGAGATTGCTGATGCGTATCTAACGTTCGGCAAATACTACCTGCCTGAAGACACTGTCCATGGCGCCGGCAATAGCCAGTATTCAGGTTGGATGCGCATAGACCGTCTGACAGTCACACCCGGCAATGTGATTGACTTTAGTTGGATTGAGGCTGACCTCCTCGATATGGCTTCTCGCTTTGCCATTCAGGCTGTCGCTTTTGATCCGTTCCAGGCGACGCAATTATCAACACGGATGCTGGCCGAAGGGCTGCCAATGATTGAAGTGCGTCCTACCGTACTCAACTTCAGTGAGCCCATGAAAATCCTAGAAGCGCTGGTGCTCCAGAAAAAACTCGCGCATGACGGCGATCCGGTCCTGACTTGGATGGCCAGCAATGTTGTCGCGCATCTGGATGTCAAAGACAACATTTATCCGCGTAAAGAGCGACCAGAAAACAAGATAGACGGCATCGTGGCACTCATCATGGCCCTCTCCCGCGCTATCAAGCCAGGTGACGCAGTAGTGCTAGGCGCCGATTACGAGTTAATGCTGCTTTAACCCATGGGATTACTAAGTTTTTTTGATCGGTTCAAAGCGTATCGAGCCGACCGATCGCCCTGGGGCGATTTTTATTTTGAGCCAACCGGGGCAAGAAGTGTATCCGGTATGCGTGTGTCTGCCGATGCTGCACTGCGCTTAGCAGCCGTCTATGCATGCGTTCGCATCTTGTCGGAAACCATGGCATCGCTCCCTATCGTAATTTACCGAACCCGTCCCGATGGCGGCAAAGACCGTATTAAAGATCACTGGCTTTATCACCGGCTGGCCCGCACGCCCAACCGATACCAGAACCCGTTTGAATGGCGCGAGATGCTTCAGGGGCATCTGACGCTACGCGGCAATGCGTACTGCCAGATTCTAGCCAACGCAAAAGGCGAAATTACCGAATTGCTGCCCATTCACCCGGATCGGGTGCGGCTGGAGATGCTCTCCAACGGTGACTACCGATACCGGATCACTCAGGCCGGAGGGACTGAATTGATTTTGCCTCGCGGCGAGGTTTGGCATCTGCGGGGGTTGTCATCCGACGGTCTTTTGGGTATGAGTCCGATTGAGCTAGCCCGCGAGAGTCTGGGAATGGCTCTGGCTGCACAAGACTATGGCGCACGATTTTTTGCAAATGACGCCAAGCCCACCGGAGGCTGGATCGAGTTCCCTGGCAACTTCAAGGACGCAGAGGCCAAGCGGGTGTTTCGTGAGTCCTATCAGCAAGCACAGGCTGGCGCGAACCGGGGCAAAGTACTCGTCCTTGAAAACGGCATGAAATTCCACGAGGTGGGTGTCACCAACAAGGATGCGCAATTTCTGGAACTACGCAAGTTTCAGATAACGGATATTGCGCGTCTGTTTAGAGTACCACCCCACATGATCGCGGATCTTGATCGGGCCACCTTTTCCAATATCGAACAGCAGAGTCTGGAATTCGTCATGCACACGATGACGCCCTGGGCTGAGCGTTGGGAAGCAGCCATCGGTCGTGATTTGATTTTCGATAGCGAGGCGTTAGAAGTCGAATTCGATTTTTCTAATTTGATGCGTGGTGATGTGGCTAGTCGCTCAGCGTATTACCAAAGCGGCATCCAAAACGGCTGGCTGACTCGTAACGAAGCCCGAGCAGCAGAAAACTTAAATCCTATTGCCGGTCTTGAACAGCCGCTGCGGCCACTCAACATGGTCGAAGAGTCTGATGCGCAAGAGTCTGAAACAGAAAGCGCATCACCTGCTTCTGATACCGCTTCGGAGTCGGGGTCCGATGAAACAGCAAACCCAACTGACGCCCATATGCGATTGCGATTTGGCGCGTTAATTTCGTCGAATGCGCATCGTCTGGCACGACGCATTCACAAAAAAGGCGTCATCAGCGTGAACGATATATCGCTTATTGCAGACGCTTTGGGCCTGAGCCAGGAATCAGTCAATCAATGGGCAAAAAACTGCGATCCCATCCCCGACGCAAAGTAACAACAGCTCAACGACAACTACCGCTACAACACAGCAAGTATTTTCAAGCACGCATATACCAGGCATCATTCCACCGCCAGCATCCGCCCAGCCGACGGGCATGCCGCGCGTTCAGAAAGCTTCTACAGATCTCGGCATCTTTTTTCCAAAATTAGTTTCCAGAGCTTTTATAGCCGTTTATGACGCAGCGCAAACAGCAATAAAAAGCTCGGAAAATCAAGCGTACATGGCAAGGACATC